CTTTTCTCCGGCTGCTTAAGCCTGCTATCCGAATCGTTACTAATGTGACAGATCAATCTTTTTACTAGCAAGGCATGGCGTCAATCCGCCATGGGCCCCAGCGAATGCTTTCAGAGGAATCCTCGAAGGATTCTTACCGCATACTGCGTACACCCGGCATCTCTGCCTCAACTTTCATTGTAATGATCAACAGAAAAAACTCCTGAACCCAATCCTATGAACCACACCGCCAGCGAGAATCTACGGGAGACTCTGCTGATCAAACCTTTAGCAGGGGAGAAGACCCCTTACCCCTCGCGAGGTAGGTACCGTGTGAACCGCGAACAGGGAGGGACACCAACCACGAACGTGCACCCCAGAGGAGGGACACGTCCAGTGCAGGGGAACAAACATTACAATCTCCACATTAGTACCCCAAACCTCTACGAGGCGGGGCCGATCCTTCGTTAGAATTGTCATGCCGCGAAACAAGTTCAACGGTCGGTCTCCACACTGTGAACCGGACAGACTGCCAATGATGACGTAAGGAAAACTCACTACGGGGAGCGAGCAACCTCCTTGAATTCTTTACAGAAATCTTCAACAACCTTGACTGTCTCCTCGAATCCCGTTGTTCACCCAGCCAATTAGGTGAATCGTCAACGCGATCTCGGTAATCCGAATCGTCGAATATACCGCGGACAGCAGACCAAGCGCACTCCACGAATGCACTGGCTACTCCACGCATATCCTGCCTCATTTTCTTTGTTATCTTGTCAACGCGCCGAGCCTCCCAGTCATTTGGTACACGAAGTACCTGATCCAAGGTCGCCCTCTTCACAGGCAGCGAAGTTTCCTTCGCCATGGAGAGGTAAAAGCACTCTCTCCCCCAAAGACCCGAGCTACGAACTTCCGACTCGCTAACATTCAAACCCAACCCTCGTGCTAGGGATCGTCGAGAAGCGACAATCCATTTCCTATTCCACTTAAGCCATTCCACCCGGAGCAGGGACAACCTCTCACCGGAAAAACCGGGAAAGGAAGACCTCCAGCGGCCCGAAAGACTCTCCACACTGCCATCCCTTGCGGAATACCCAAAAGCAGTACTTCGAATCATCGGAACACGCCAGATCCTACGGCGTCCAGCCTTAAAAAGACTGGAATTAAGTGAAAAGTAAATACCATGGACCATGGTCTTACCCGCACTGAGAGTCAATCCGCTCCCAACCACCCCTCTAGCCCAACGACGCGATATTTCACCCGTACTACGAAATACAATGTCGTCTCCGTTAACCTTTACAGGCAATGGACACTTCTTATAGGCAAATCCTGTATAGTAACGGAAAGCCAAATAATTTACTATGCAAAGAAGTGGGAAAGAAAGGAGGTTCCCCATTAATTGTCCACGGTTTTGATGGTAAATCAAATCCGGGTCCTCTCGGGAGTACATAGCACACCGAAGTGTACCAGCAGCTCCATCTAGTATCCCTTTCGGGACGGTGCAGGTTCTATCCAACAACAACCTCAGAATGAGCTCCTGAACGGTCGTGTCAAGATTATCCGTCGCGGATTCGTAGTCTCCGCTAGTATAAACCTCACCGTGGACTTTGAGGAAGTCCTTGAACCTAGACGCTTTTGCCTCTCCGCGCAAAAGCCAATCGAACTTGGACAAGTGAGAGTAGATAGCAGTATGCAACGGACGAAACAAATTCATCTCAACATCGCCCGTGGAGACGATACGCTGCTTACCCCCCGTCTCAACCGCACTAACGCGGGACGGAAGAAGTTTTACCGGCGACTCCTCCGAGAGGACTCGCAATACAAAATCATGGTGAGCACGGTCACCAAGACGCGAAAAAACTTCCATTCTACTCCCACCCCTCTTTAGCGACCTCTGTTCACATGACTTCACAGGAACTGTACACGAAAGACAAGCAGACGCGTACAGTTTTCGATCCCAACCATGCCGAAACATGCGAGGGACCTCATGCTCCACATACCTCAAGAAACCAGGGTCAGAAGAAGGACCAGGTTTGGACATTTTTTCAAGGTACGGGACAACAGAAGGAACCGAAGAGGGCAGAGCCTTACGATAAAGAAATAGTGACATGGCTATACTCATCCTACTCGAAGACGAGAGGTGAGCTATGGCGCCACGCCACGGATGAGAAAAACTATTATCAAGAAGTCCGCCACAGAACTTCTTAACAAATGACAAGCGAGCCTCCGATGAATCACCATCAACACTAGGGAAAGGTAGGGAAACCCCAAAGGGTTTCCCTACCAGACCACAAAAGTGCTGAAAGTTCATCAAAGAAGGACAACCAACCGTGAACAACGAGAGCGATTTACGTTCACGGACCTTGGTAGACATAGCCCAAAGAGAGTTATGCCAGAAAGTAAAG